AGAAGTTTGAAGGTGTTCGTGATGTTGATACCTGCGATGATGGGCTGCACACATTCGTACTCGTCGAAATTTTCCGCCGAGAGAAACACATCGACGAGGGCGACACGGGCGGTGTCGAGGCTGGTCACGTACATACCATCCTCCTTGAAGTACACGTTCACGTCATTCAAGATATCCTTTAAAACTTCAAAGGTCGACTTTATAGCCGATGCCTGTATGGTTACAAGTTTCATGACTACTCTGAAGGGGAGTTAACTCTTTATGTTATTATACGCCTCGTTGACGCTGCGATTAATTCGCTCCTCGAGCTCTTTCGTCATCGCCGGTTGAAGTGACACACCATAGTTGTCCAGGTTGAAGACACTGTCGTCGTCCTCCTTTCCGTCGATGGAGGACATCGACGTCCCGAACGCCCCGAATTCGTGATGCGTCAGTTCGTTGTTGGGTAAGAGTGATGCGAGCCAGTTTTTGATCTCTTTACCCACGAGGTGCTTCCCATTCTTTGTCAACATCGTGGGGACGCGTGTGATACTCGATCGATGGTTGTACGGTATGCCATGGGTGTTTATGTTATGAAACTTGACAACCTGTTTCAACTGGGGATTATTCTTCACGTACTCGAGGATATCGATACTGTGTGGACAGTTCGGGCTGTATACCAGAAGAGACATATCTATAAATACGACATTTATTTCTGAAAAAAAATTAACGCATATAGTAATAATGAACCGTGTTTACATTCTCGCCGCTCTGGTGATCGCCCTCCTCATCCTGTTTCTTCCCGGGGCGAAAAAGTCTCAGCGAGAGGAGGAGATTGAAAAGATGATAAACGTCGACGAGTACGTCGAGAAGAAAGCGGAGATTGATCATGACCTGATGAATACCCTCGTCATGAAGACGAACACGCACGTCTCCAAGAAGTACAAGAAGCCCACGTACGTCATAGAGACGATCGCCGCCAAGAAGTTTGAACACCCGGTCACGAAGGATTACTTTTACAGGTGCATGTTTATGATCATGTCCAAGGTTGACTTCGTCTCCGGTTTCACAGTGACCGTCGACATCCGCGTGGAACCCACCGTCGAGGTGATCGGTTCCACGAGACAACCCATCGACGTGAAACTTCCAGGTGACACGACACCCTACGAGAGCACGGGTGGTTCCGGTAAGGAGTTTTTCCAATACGAGCTCGTCAAGAAGGAAGTGGTCCCCACACTAGGTGAGTTAGAAAATGTAAAAAATAAATTACAGTAATTATAATGATCAATGTGTCTGAAATAGTCACCATTGAATCGAATAGGAAAAAGATTAGGAAGGAGTTGTATAAAAAAATTTACGAACAGTTTTCAAGAAAAATAAGACACACCGTCGAACTCGGTGGTAAATGTGTACACCTGCGTGTACCGTCCGTCGTGTTCGGGTTTCCCACGTTCGACAGGTCACAGGCGTGTGGATACTTGAAACGACAATTGGAGTTGAGTGGATTCAACGCACGATACATGTCCCCGATCGATTTGTACGTCACGTGGGAATCACCACGGAAAAGAACTCTGTCAGAAACAGAAGAACCGGATTTACCTTCCTTCATCAATCTCAAGAAGATGGCGAACAAATATAGAAGTGGTGCGTAGGACTTTTAATAAATTTGTATCTTCCTATAGTATATCATGTCAGAACCTCTCGGAATTCTCGTCGAGGCTAAGAAAGAATACCTCGGGCAACTTTGCCTCGTCATGTGCCCCCCGATCATCGAAGTCTTCGCCGAGATGTACGAAGAAGCGAACAAGCTTTCCAAGGGGCGTAAGGTTTTAATCATGTACCAGAAACTGCTAAAGGAAGTTCCAAACTGGAGTAACGCCATGTCCAAGCGTCACACCGATAATATCACGTCTCGGTGTGCCTGGTTCAACGATCTACTCGCTGCCGTGTTCGTCAGTTGTGTGAAAATTCTCTCGTCCGTGCGACTCCGTGCGGAGAACAAGAAGATTTCTCTGAAGGTTCCGACGAACGAGGTTTTCATTCAGACGTGTTACGATAACGTCGCCAAGGAACTGTATCGCGACCCCTACATTTATCACGAGGAACAGTCCGAGCACATTCGAGACGAAAAGCTATTCGCCCGAATCTCTCTGTGCATCGAGAACACCGTCAAACAATTGATTCCCGTGCAACAGATTCTTCAGACGTACATGTCCCAGACGGATCGCAACATCAGCCTCGACGACGACCAACTCATGGATTCGGAAGATCCGGACGTGTACGACGACGCCGAGCCCATGGCGGAGCCGATGGTGGATCCCGAGCCCGAACCCATGGCGGAGCCGATGGCGGAGCCGATGGCGGAGACCGAGCCCATGGCGGAGCCCGTAGCGGAGCCGGCACCCGAGCCGAGTGCCCTCGCGAACGAATTCAAGACGATCAACACGGTCCAGTCACCAGACCCAGACCCCGTGGAAAACGAGGACGTTCTCTTCGACGATGCCGCCGACGAGAGAACAAAAAAAGTTGGTTATAATTAAATGGAACTCTCAGACTATCTTCGCGACCCCATGTGGGCAGGTCTCATCGCGGCTCTCATCGCGGCTGGATACATCCACGCTCGGTCTCGAATTAACAACGAAGGAAAATTACCCAACAGCAGCTATGTCAAACCTGCCGTGCTCATTGCGATTCTCGTGTATTTCATTGTCGCCAACGGCGTAGCCCAGAGGGAAACTATATCTAGCGAACCCTTCTAAACTTAAAGATAAAAATATACTAGTGTATATAAATATGGCTTCCGTATCCGCTTTCAATGATATGATGGGTCAATTTCTTGTGGAATTGCATAAAACCTTCCCCGATGAAAAGGGAATCAAGAAGTTCATGACATCCTTCGACCTTCTCAAGTCGACGAATCCTCGTAAGTGTGTCGAGGCGTACATGGGTGGCGTCGGGGCGTACGCTCAGAAGATTACTCAGAAGGATGAAACCTTTTTTACCGAAGATATTAAGGGTATCGAATTTCTCCAGGATCTCAACATCGCGGAGTACTGGACGGATAAGATGTCCGAAGGTACGAAGAATGCCGTGTGGCAGTATCTTCAGACGCTCTACATGCTCGGAACCACTATCACTGCAATCCCCCAAGAGACGCTGTCTGTCATCGAGAACGTCGCCAAGGACTGTGCCGACAAGATGCAATCCGGTGACGGTCAGATTGACGAGAAGGCACTCATGAACATGTTTAGTAGCATGTTGAAAAAATAAACTCGTACTATATAAATGAAGGTTTGGTTCGACAACCCACAGGAACTCATTAATCGTGAAAAGGTTCTGCAGTTCTGGCCCACCAATAAGCAGACAGCGGCAGAGCGTGTGAACGCGGCTTCACGTTTTATCATCTACGCTGCGTGCTTCATCTATATCATTCGACGCGACCCTCGTATCTTTGTGCTGGCCGCGACTGTTCTCGGCGTCTTGTACGTGATGTACAACTCTGACATGATCAAGGAGGGTTCCGCCCACCCCACTGTGATTGAAGAACACGCGGAGTCCAATTGTCAGTTGCCTACCGACGATAACCCGATGGGTAACATGTTATTGTCTGATTTTGTAGATCGCCCCGATCGACCGTCCGCGTGTTACCACGGATCTGTGCGTAACGGAATCAGTGACTCCCTCGAGAGGCGTACTAAGTATGCACCCGGTCGTTCCAGGACGGCTCTCCCCGAATACCAAGCGAATGCGTTGGCTCGTCAATTCGTGTCGAACCCGGTGACGACCGCGGCGGGTGACCAGACGGGGTTCGCCGAGTGGTGCTATGGCAAGAAGATGGCACCCATGTGCAAGACGGATGGAACTTTCTGTAGCCCGGATGCCCGCGGTGTTCAGCTCGAAGCTTTCGGGGGGTTGGACCCCAGTGGTAAAAGAACGGGAATGCACCGGGGTTCTGGTTTGAGGCCTGGTCATTCAGCTTAATTTTCTCGAGTAATAGTAATATGGCGTATCAGCTCCAACCAGGACTAAACATTCTTTCAGGTGGCGGTGCACCCCCACTGAACCGGGCGACCGATGAAGTTTTCGTGTATCCGCAACCCAGTGCCCTGAACTACTGCTGCCGTCCTTCCACCATGGTGTACGGCACGGCACCTTACATGGCGGGCAAGGGATCCCCAGCTCGTTTCATCGAGACGAGCGACCAGCTTCGACCTCAAGCGACGACGCGTTTCAACAAGGTTGTCGTGAAGCCGCATGAGAGTGGATTCTTCCCCCTGAACGATGTCAACTGCAAGGTTCCTCTTCGTACCCGCACATACGAACCACTCAGCACCCGTGCGTACGTTCAGAACAGTATGTTTAACCAGAGATATTTACCCCAATAAAAATGTTATCAACAAGTAAGAATGGCAGACCCCGTGTCCGTATTGGCCGTTGCTGGTCTTATCTATGCCGGTCGAAAGTTAAGCGAAGTTCCAGAGCAACCCAAGAAAGTTGTCGCCGAGGAGCCTGTGTTGTATGATACCGAGTTTGAGGAGATTGAATTTGCAGATCCGTTCGTGGATCGAAAGTCGGAGGTGGATTCCTTCTCGGTCATCGCTCCTCAAAACCGAACGGGTGGTCAGGAGCTCCTAGATATGCGTGGTCGTCTCTATGATCAGGGTCGCATGAACAATCTTTCTCCAGTCGAGAAAAAGTTGGTCGGTCCAGGTCTCGGCGTCGGAGCGGACGTCGAGTCGTTCGGAGGATACCAACAAGTGTTTCGTGTGAACCCCGTGAACACGGGTGCCTATCGTCTCACGACCTTACCTGGTCGTTCCGGTCCCGCCGTGGACATCAAGGGTGGCCGCCGTGCGGAGATTGGTGCGGTGAGCTACAACCACCCTGAGAAGACGGCGTACCTTCCCGAGCGTCGTCCTCCGACATTTGGTCGTGCCCAGGGTATGAGTGGTGCTGTCCCCAGAGCCTCCCATCAGAAGGCGATGCGAACGACCAACCGTTCCCAGACTGGCCACCGGGCGGATGGTCTCGACAAGACGCCCGGAAAGCGGTTCATACCCGGACAGACGCTGCCCCAGAACCCCACTCGCAACAAGGGAGACGTACACGACGCTCAGTTTATGCATGTGAACAACCCTTCTCCGGGTATCTCGAACTTCTATGGTGGTTACATGATTTCGCCGGCTGCTCGGATGGGTGTCGAAGGAACCAATGGTCAGGCTGGATATAGTGTTGAACAACAGTTCGCCTTCGGTATTCGCCCCGATGAGCGTCGTGCCAAGCCCAACCGTATGGGTAACCCTGGTCGCATGAACGTCCGTGAGAAGCCGGTCAATCAACACGGTGCCCTGACGACGATTCGTCACGATAAGACTCGCGTCGATGGACGCATGGGTGCCCCGAACGGTGGGTGGACGCAGAATTATCAGGTGAACAAGTATACCGAACTCAATCCCTATAAGGGCGTACTCAATCCTCACGTCGCGGGGAACCGTTTAGATTTAGCCAAAAACCAACTTGCGAACAACCCTTTCAGCAAGTCCATCAATTAAATAGAAACACTCATTAAAATTATATACGCAAATTTTAATGGAGGTCCATACCTTAGAAATCGATAGTAGCGAACGCGACCATTCGAAATACCCAGACCCGCACGACTACGTCATAGACCTTAAGAATGAAATTTACGACATCCAGAAGATCACTTTGTTATCCGCTCGTATCCCAAACAGTCAGACGTTGATTCATGCTCATAACAACACGTTCAGTATTGATGATGCGACCATCAGTTTACCGAATCGTTCTTTCGCGAACGGAGATGACCTCGCCTCGAACATCAGTGATCACGTCACCGATGTCACAGTCACATACGACTCCAACACGAATGCCTTGTCATGGTTGAACGGGGGTAACGATCCGGTGGTTCTTAAGTTTGGTGACGGCGTGAATGCTCGGTACGGACTGGGTACGTTAGACGATGTTTCCAACCTTATCACATCTAATTTTACAACACCTCACCAAGTGTTTGGGGTACCACCTCAAAACATAACGATAGAACAGAATACGAGCTATACCGGTGGTAGTATAAACATCGAGGGTCCGAATGCCATGTTGCTTCGACTGGGTACTGGCTCCGAGACGTTCAACAAGGATGTCTACGTTCGCGAACCGTTCTTCACTGGACAAATTCTTTTGAATGGTGACTACGTTAATTACACATCTTCCGAAGACCCTGTGGAACATACATTCTTCTCCGGACCACAGAAGAGTTTGAAACACCTTCACGTCTCTTTCTTCACGATGAGTCAGGGACGACTCATTCCATACGATTTCAGACACCAGGAACACGTTCTTAAATTCAAGATCGAGTGTAACACTGGAAAGTTCAAAGCCATCTCGAAGCACATTGCTCCGGATATTGGGGTTTTACCACCGCCTATAAGCATCCCCGAATTAGAGGATCCGTATAGATGGAATCAGCAATACATTCTGATCGCCGTGATTGCATTTTTGGGTATATTTACCCTGGTGATCACACGTAAGAGAACTTAACGGGTGATGGCGTACACGGGGGCGACTGGCTTCTTCACAGTGGGGGAGAGGCGGGAGATCGCGAGGTAGACGACGACGGAGAGGAGGGTCGTGAAGAGAGCGGTGAGACCGTAGTGGAGACCGCCATTCTTCTGGACGCGAACGACCTGGTTGATCGCCCAGCGGACAAGGTCGAGCCAGGAGATGGCAGCCGCGAAGGAGAAACCCGCGACGACGGAGTTGAGGGACTGGGACTGGAGCTCCTTGGTGAGAACCTGGACAGTTTCGATGGCGGCGGCGGACATTTTATTGTATGTCTAGAAAATTATTCCGGTAATAATTCAACCTCAGATAGGATTCTCTTGAACCTCTGTTTCGAATATCCCCTCGTAGCCTGGGAATTTTGATCGGATTCCGAATCCGAGTCTGACCCGGATTCGGAATCGTCGTCTATGATTTTAAATTCATTGCTCGTCCATCCCACCGGGTCCATTACTATTAATGGCATTTTTTAACATCTCTTCTGCCGGGCTCTGTGGAACCCAGGAATCCCACCTGTCGTATGCCTCGTTCACCTTCACGAACGAAGGATCATCGCCTGAATATCTAGTGAACGGGGGACACTCGTCGTCGTCCACTTCCTCGATCGAGTCGTCGTCCTCGGCATCGTCGACGTGCACATCCGGAAACATGGATCCGATGTGCACACCGACCGCGTTCATCGCGCAAAATTTTGTCGCGTATTCGACATCCTGTGCAGTCACCACTTCTCGGTCACATGCTTTACAATATTCACACGCAAGAATCATACTTCTTTCGAGTACGGGCGTCATGATATCGATCATGGTATTCACGTACTGCGTGGCCATGGCGTCTCCGCCATCACCCAATCCAGATTGCATGTTCATGTCGCGTTGAATAACATTCGAACCATACCTTTATGCACTCTAAGCACGTTGTAGCTTAAAGCGTACACGTCCATCGTCCGGTCGATCGTCGTGTTTTCGGTCAAGTTTACCGTGATGAGTTGATTATTGATCAGACTAAAATTCACCTGCCCCGTCGGGTAATATTGTTCCGGTTCACATGCAAAACTATAACTGTAAAACCTTCGTATGAGAGGTGTCTTGGAGTGATGAATCGCCGGTTGAATCGCCTTGAGAAATACGAAATTTCCGGTATCCTTATCGAGCACTTGTGTATCGTTCAGTGTCAATTCCAAACTTTTCAAGTTTTCATAGAACACGAGTTTGTTCTCACTCGTGAGTGCATCGTTGTCATAGTCGAACGGTGACACAAAGTCGTCGTATTGTTTGTTGTTCACCCGCCGGATGAGGAAAAATAATTCCTTGACCGGATTGATGAAGTTGGTTCGAACCTTGTGCGTCTCGATACCCTTGGGTAGCGTGTACACACTTCGTTGTAGCTGTGTGATGACGTAGTCCCTACTACTTCTCTTCACCACCTCCCGCTCGTATTCATCGAGAAACACCACTTCCATACACAGTTTACAGGAGCGTACCTGGTCGGGGTACAAAATAGAAAATTCTTGATCGACATTCACGACGATCGTTTCTTGTTGTTTTATGATTTGTTTGATTCGTATTGATCTAAATGGAAAGCTCGCGTTAAAATTATATAGTGACACAAAGAAGTGGCTATTTTGTGAAACATGACCAATACCTTCTGTACTGGTTGTACTGGTATCGTTCTCTTGGACGATTCGTTTCCAAGTCAGATCTTCATATGTGTATATAACTATGATTGTGCGATCCGGTGGGGATTCGCTCGACACGTAGGATAAAGTATTACCATCGTCCGACATGGCAAATTTTTTAAACGTCCCCAATACCACAAACAGGGATGACTTGAAATTCCAGCCATTCCCATCGTACGTGTATATGTAAGTGAACGTCGATGTAACAACAGCGAATGTATTCCCATCTTTAGAAAAGGAAAATGCGAGTACGTTAGAAAACGTCGTAAATGGTAAACTGGACACGATGGTATCATTTTCCTTGATTGCATACACGCGAAAAATTTCACCCGATGTGTCATATTTGACAAATTGGGTCAGATTACGTGATACGGCATATATGGGAAATGAAAACGATGTTTCCTCTATGGTTTTCATGAGTGAACCTGTAATTGAATACACTCTAATTGAGTCATCGTATACGACCATCTGCGTTTCGTCGTCTGAGAATTGAATATTCTCACCATCTATATAGCTATAAAAATTTGGTGTGTTAATGTCTTCATAAAATATGTTTTTGTATTTACGTGAATCGACAATCGTGTATGTGAATATACGGCGAGCACTTTTATCAATAATAGAAATATAATTACCCAGACCTGAAACAACAATCTCATCTATACTTACGGCTCCACCACTCTGAATCGAAAATATACCATTGGGGTTAGTGGAATCACGCGGTTCGTTGAATGAGGAAATATCAGAAGATCTCGTGTAGATTCGTGCGAATGCCCCCACTCTGGTAGAATATGTGTGTCCATTATTTGAGATTACAATGTCACTAATTGGACCATCTATAAACCCTGTATCATTTAAACTGTATGCAGTGTCTTTATTGAAGATCTCCGCTTCTCGAACACTTGTCCCCAGAGCCTGATAACCTACACCATACACGTTACTCCCAATGTCCGCGATATCTTCGACACCCCTGATGATGATGTCATCATAATTTTCAACTGACCGAGTGATCTGTCGAAGCTTGATATAATCCGTCTCTGTAGATGACCTTTTGATACTGAGTATGATATTTGAATCGTCGAGGCTCACATATTCACCTCCCACACCTCTGTATCTATACACTTCGATCCATTGTGAAGTATTTATGTCATACGTATATAGTATACCCACGCCGCTCTTTTCATCCTCACCGATGGTGTATATCTCATTCACGTTATATACAAAGAAAGACGTTCCACTTGAGGTGATTGCAATCTCATCTGTTTCGTATGCATTTATGTCTTGTCCGTATCTCAACCACGCACCTGTGTATACGTATACGAAAACCGTTCCGTCTCTGGCAATAAATAATTTTGAACCATCGAAAGATAGACGTATTTTATGCGTAACATTCAACGCGTCCTTTACTATAAATTCACCCACGCGTACACCTGTACTCAAGGTTATTACCTCCACCGAGGAAGGGTTATCTAGTGCATACGAAGAACCGTCCCGTGAAATCGCGGCTATGGTGGGTACACTTCTAAAATCGTACCCCGTCCCGTTCCATTCCCAGAGACCGAGACCTATTTGAGCGATAACGTTTCCGTCATCGGAAAATTGGACTTCCCCGGAAACGCTATCTGATGATTTTTGTACCCACTGATCATCTTCGTAACGGTAAATCCCCGAAGAGTTCACGATGACATTCATCGCGGGCGACACGATACCGTCACCCGCGAACGTCGTCTTTCCGGTGATCTCGATACTATTGTTGACGTTGGATGCGAACGACAACCCATCGTTCGATACGACCATGATGTTCGACGTGAGAATTTCACTCGACTCAACCTCGTAATCCAACGTGACTGTCTGGACTGTATCATCCACTGGGGGATCTGTCTTGACGACACAATCTCTGATGTCCCTAAACTTAATCTCGATCGTCACCTCCTGATAACACATCGCACACAAAGGTACGGCGAGTTCGGGACGTTGATAAAAATAAAACGGAATGTCTATGAACAGTTTTCGTCGAGTCGTCGCTGGACCGAGATGGCCCAGAATGACGCCACTCCCAACTGGAACGTCGGACGTACGATCGGGGTACTTACCGATCAACTTCTCGAGAGCTTTTTGTTTCGTCTGCGTGT